TCCAACACCGCATCCAGTGCTGCCTTCCAACGAGGTTCACTCTGATGGATGCGGTTATGCAAATCTCCCCCTTTGATGGTGCCATTTCGCCCCTTGGCGGGATGAAGGACGGCCTCGCTGCCTTCGTGCGCAACCGCTGGCCGGTTCACACGCAGAAGACCATCGAGCGGGAATGGGGGCTGACGACTGATGAGGCCAAAGGCCTGATCAAGGGGCAAGCTTCGGTCAGGACCATCGAAAAGGTGCTGGCCCACAAAAACGGCGGCTGGGCTGTCGCGCTTCCCATCATGGGCGGCGTGATTGGCCACGGACTGACCGATTTCATAGCATCAGAAAGAACCAGGCTGAACCATGAAGCCGAGCAAAAGCAGCGACGAGCTGCTGCGCTCAGGGAGGCCCAAGGTCTCCTTGACGCCCTTGATGTGGGCGCTGGTCGTAATCGTGACCGGACCCATCTGGATCGTAACGCGAGCAGTGGGGTGGTTCTTCTCGACGGGTGATCGCGCCCTTCACTGGACACAGATCAAGGTTCTGAACCTGAAGGCGCGCGCCGTTCGCGGATCGCGGGGCCTGCTGTGATCCGTCTCGCCATTCTCCTGCACGGCCTGCTGCTTCTGATCGTTCGGAAGGAGCGGCTTCTTTGACCCATTCCAATCCCGAGGCCGCGGTGGGGCACGGGGTGCGCCAGCAGGTGGGGGCTCCGGCTCCCACCTGCACCACCCTGACCATACCGTGCCCGCCGAGCGTAAACGGCATCTTCGCGAACAAGGCGGCCCGCAACGGAAAGCCCGGCGGACGGTTCAAGACGCGCGAATACAAGGCATGGCTGGACGAGGCCGCGTGGTCGATCCGCGAGCAGATGACGGCCGAGGGCTGTGACGCTGTGTCGGGCCGCGTGCTGGTCATCATTGGCGTGGAGCGCAAGAGCCTGTCCGCCGACATCGACAACCGCTGCAAGGCGGTCCTGGATTTGCTGGTCAAGCAGAAGGTCATCGACGACGACCGCTGGGTGACGGGTGTGGCGCTGTCGTGGATGCCTCAGGGCACCCGGCGCACCCCGATGTGCCGCGTCGCCATCATGCCCGCTGACCCGACCAGCATCCGCTTCCACCCCTCGCCAGACGGCGCGACGGGGGGCTGGTTTATCGACGCGCCGGATAATGACACGGAGGTTTAAGAACCATGGCTATCAGCATGGCCAGCTTGAGGAAGGTGAGGGCAGACCAGCCCCCGCGCGTCCTCATCTACGGCCCCGAAAAGATGGGCAAGACGACGCTCGCGTCCGAGTTCCCCAATGCAGTCTTCTTGCAGACGGAACGCGGCGAGAGCGGGTCTCTGGTGCTCGACGCGCTGGCCCCGGAAGGCGCCTCGCACCTCACCAGCTACGCCGACGTCATCGAGTCGATCGGTGCGCTGGCTTCCGAACCGCACGACTTCCAGACGGTCGTTCTGGACAGCGTCTCGGCTCTGCAAAAGCTGATCTGGGATCGCGTCTGCCAGGACAGCAACGTCAAGTCGATCGAGTTGGCAGGCGGTGGATACGGCAAGGGCTACATCGAGGCGGACAATCTCTGGCTCGAAGTCCTCGACGGCCTCAACTACCTCCGCAACGAGCGCGGCATGGCTGTCGTCCTGATCGGTCACGCCGTCATCAGCCGCTTCGACGACCCCGAGACCCAGTCCTACAGCCGCTACGACATCGACCTGCACAAGCGGGCCGAGGCGCTGCTGAAGCGCGAGGTCGATGCGATCCTGCTGGTGAAGAAGGACGTCACCATCAAGACCGAGGGGCCGAAGCCGGGTTCCGGTCGGGCTCGTGCGGACGGCGGCGATACGCGCTGGATCTACTGCCAGGGCAAGCCCGCCTACACCGCCGGCAACCGCTACGACATGCCCGAGCGCGTCATGTACCCCAAGGGTCAGGGCTTCGCCGCTCTGTCCCAGTATTTCCCCGCCGGTTCGCCGGCTCAGACGACCGCTGCGGCGGCGTAAGGAGGCACGACTATGGCTTCGATGAATATCGATGTGAACGCTGGTGAGACGATCACCACTGACTTCGACCCGCTGCCGACTGATTGGTATCGCGCTCAAGTGATCGAGAGCAAGCTGGTCCAGAAGGACAACGGCATCCAGCTGGACCTTACGTGGGAGGTGCTGGAGGGCCCCTTCGCTAAGCGCCGCGTCTGGCAGCGCGAATGGGCTCAGCACTCCTCGCCGAGCGCGCAGGACATCGGTCAACGCATGATCCGCACGCTCGGCAAGGCGATGGGGATGTCGGTTGTGGACGATGACGAAAAGCTGCGCTTCAAGCCGGTCGAAATCCGCGTCGGCCTTGAGAAGAAGGAAGAGGGACGGGCCCAACGTAACGAGGTCAAGTCCGCTCGTCCGATCAATGGGATGTCTGCGCCCGTCGGTGGCGCCGCTCAGACGCAAGGCCAGAACCAGTCGACCGTTGGCGCGGCGACCGGCTCTGCTTCGCGTCCCTGGAACAATGCTGCTGCCTAAGACGACTGACGCCCGGCGGAAATAGTCTCACCCAAACCCGCCGGGCGTCACCCTTTCCAACAACGCTCTGACAAGAGCATCGCAGGAGTACCTGACGATGGACGACCAACTGCGCCCTGTCGATGGGCCGGTGTCCAGCGCCGCGATGATGGCCATCGCGCAATCACACCAACTGGAACTTAATGCCCTCGGTTCCGCCGAGGACGCAATCATCGACGCCATGCGCGAATACCGGGCGGGATGCCCGATTGCTGCGCGGCTCGAAACCCTGAAGGCGATCAACCTGCTGACCGCGTCGATGCGCGGGGAGGTGGTGTGAGATGGCGCCTCAGTACGAATCCACCGTCACGCCCGAGATCGCGCCCTGCGAGGAGTGCGGGGCGCTGACCGACGAGCATTATGCAGAGTTCTGGGGCGCCGAGCGGATCTGCAAGGACTGCGGAGATCAGCGTCGCGAGAACGAGGGCCTGGACCACACCGGGGAGGACGGCTGATGGCGGCTCTCCCGCAAGTCACCCCGCCGACGGTTACAAACCTCTTCGCCGCGTTGGAACAAAAGCAGCGTCGCGACCTGCACCCCCGCCTATCTGCCAGCCAGCTCGACGACTGCGAGCGCAAGCTGTGGGACGCCTTCCGCTGGCTGTTCCCACCTGAGATCTTCGACGGCCGCAAGCTGTCGATCTTCGAGACCGGCGAGGTTTGGGAGGCGCGGCTGATCGAACGGCTGAAGGTTGCCGGTATCCAGGTTCAGGAAGTCGATCCGGCGACCGGCGAGCAATGGCGCGTCGTCTTCGCGTCGGGTCACGGTTCCGGTCGCCTCGACGGCATCCTGATGAACGTTCCGGAGGCGCCGAAGACCGAACACGTCTTCGAGGCCAAGTCCCACAATGACAGGAGCTTCAAGGAACTTCTTAAGAAGGGCGTTCAAGAGGGTAAGCCCGCCCACTACGCACAGATGCAGAGCTACATGCACCTGCTGCACCTGACGCGCGCCCTGTATCTGGCCGTCAACAAGAACGACGACAGTCTGTTCGCGGCGCGCATCGAATACGACGCAGGCGAGGCTATCCGGCTGATGACCAAAGCCGAGCGCATCGTCACCTCAGACCGTCGCCCGGCCTGTTCCTGCCCGTCCTACTTCCTCAAGGCGGGCTACGGTTGCTCGGTCAACGACGGCCATATGCCAGCGCGGAACTGCCGGACCTGTATGTTCTCGACGGCGCATCTGGACGGCGATGCTCGCTGGTCTTGTGCTCGTCATGGCCGCGATCTGTGCCTGGACGAGCAGCGCGCCGGCTGTGCGAACCACCTCTACAACCCAGACACGATTCCCGGCGAGCAGGTGGACTGCGACGAGGCGGCTGAGCGGGTGACCTATCGGCTCACCGACGGGTCTGTGTGGGTTGACGGGGCGCGGTCATGACCACCCTTCGCACCTATCAACAAGACGCCGTCGACTCGGTCCTGTCCTATTGGCGCGCGGGCGGCGGAAACCCGCTCGTCGATATGGCGACGGGTCTCGGCAAGTCCGTGACCATCGGCAGCCTGACCCAGGATCTGCTGACGGCCTATCCCGACATGCGCGCGCTGATGCTCGTTCACGTCAAGGAGCTGGTCGCACAGAACGCTCAAGCCCTGCTGCGGCTCTGGCCACAGGCGCCGGTCGGCATCTACTCAGCCGGTCTGGGGCGCCGCGACGTGTCGCAGCGGATAATTTTCGCCAGCATCCAGTCGGTCTATCGGCGAGCCGCTGAGTTGGGGCCCTTCGATTTGGTGCTGATCGACGAGGCGCATCTCGTCCCGTCGGCGGGCGAGGGCATGTATCGTCTCTTGCTCGACAAGCTGCGTGAGATGCGGCCGGACCTGCGGGTCTGTGGCTTCACCGCCACGCCGTTCCGCATGGACAGCGGGCGGCTGGACGCGGGCGATGCGCGGCTGTTCGACGAGATCGTCTATTCCTACGGCATCGGCAAAGGTATCGACGACAAGTGGTTGTCTCCGCTTATTTCCAAGCGCGGGGCCATGGAGATCGATGTCTCCGGCGTGGCGAAGCGGGGCGGGGAGTTTGTGTCTGGCGCTCTGGAGGCTGCGGCCGATCAGGACGTCATTACCCAGGCTGCGGTTCGCGAGATCATGGACTACGGACAAACACGTAGATCGTGGCTCGTGTTCTGCGCCGGGGTGAAGCACGCGCACCATGTTCGGGAAGAGTTCGTGCGGCAGGGCGTGTCCTGCGAGGTCATCTCCGGCGACACGCATCCGGCCGAGCGGCAGCGGCATATCGAGGACTTCCGCGC